GTTAGAGACAAAATCTGATTTAATACATGTAATAGACAGCAAAGAAAAACTGCCTACTAAAGGTATTGTTTCTTTTGACTGTGACTGGTTAAAAGAGCTAGGCGTTAAAAAAGGTGACGTTGTAGGCTTTAAACAAAATAGAGACTACCGTTTAAAAATAGACGGAAAAGAATATTACCGCACTCGCGCAGAAGACTTGATGTATGTCGAAGACTAGATTTACCACGATAAGTGCGGCTACGAGACTCATGAAGAGTATGGAAGTGGCTATAGATAACATGATTGATGAAGTTAAAAAACCTGTCGATCCAGAAATAAATGGTAGCGCTAGAAAGGCAGAGTTGCAATCCATAAAGCAAACGGCAACAGATTGCAAAGAACTTCTTATAGAAAGACAACGTTTAGAACAGATGATTAAAGACCTTAAGTCGGATGGCGAAATAGGTGAAGCTAAAGATTATTCTGGTGGTTTTGCTGAAAGATTTTCTAAATAACAAAATGTTTATCTTTGCTTTATGAGGGTTAAGAAAAAAAGAAACTACAAGCTAGAGTACGCTAAGTATGGCAAAGGAGGTAAGGCTAAAAAGTACCGCGCTAACCTAAACAAAATAAACAGAAAAAAAGGCAACTACGGTAATGGGGACGGAATGGATGAAGCTCATTATGGTAAAGGAGGTAAAACGAGACTTCAAGCTCAGTCTAAAAACAGAGCTAACAATAGACCAAAGGTCAGAAGAAGTAAATAAATTAAATTAAAATAAAATGGCAAAGTATCAATGCAATTGCTTAGATCATGAACAAGACGTCACTAAAGTAACAGCTAAAATAATAGACGGAAAAGTTGTTAGCGATGTTAAATGTCCTTGCGGCCAATATATGAATCTAGCCGAGCCAAAAACGGGTTTCCCATCTTTAGGGAGAATGAATAAGAATGGCAGTAGCTACTAATGTCCGCTTTACTTAACTTAGAGGACTATGAAGAACCTGCTATTAAGATTTGTCCCAACGGTACGGAAGGTGAGCTTATCGAACTCGGTAATATACTCATTTGTCTTCCAAAAAGGCCGCCTAAGAAAGAAATTTTCGGACATAAAAAATCAAAGTCTATGCAAGTGTGGGAGAGGACACCTATGCCTCAGGAATTGTCTCGTATTCGTTCTATGGACGAGTGGGCGGAAATGCCAAGAGAGTTCCGAGAAAAGTTTCGTCCATATATCGAAGAAGAGTTTCGGCGCAGGCGTGAGGGCTTTTGGTTTTATAACAACAATGAACCTATATATATTACGGGGAGGCATTACATGATGCTTCAATGGACGAAGCTAGATATTGGTCACCCTTATTTTTTAAATTTTCAACGTGAGATCTTTTTACATATGGCTGCTTGCGAGGCTGATCCTCGTTGTATTGGTCAGCTTTATACTAAGTGCCGTCGTTCTGGCTACACCAATATATGCTCTGCTGTACTTGTCGATGAGGCTACACAGGTTAAAGACAAGCTTATGGGGATACAGTCGAAGACGGGAAAGGACGCACAAGAAAACATATTTATGAAGAAGGTGGTTTATATGTTTAGAAACTACCCATTCTTTTTCAAACCTATACAAGACGGTACAACTAATCCACGTATGGAGTTAGCTTTTAGGGAGCCGTCGAAACGAATAACCAAAAATAACAAAACTTCACAAATGGGTGAGGCTCTTAATACGGTTATTAATTGGAAAAACACAACTAACAACGCATACGATGGTGAGAAGCTACACATATTGTATTTAGACGAAGCAGGAAAATGGGAAAGACCTACAGACATAAGAGACGCGTGGAGGATTCAGAGGACGTGTTTGATCGTCGGAAGAAAAATCGTGGGGAAGGCTCTGGTCGGAAGCACGGTAAATCCAATGGACAAAGGCGGAAGCCAATACAAAGATTTGTGGAGGGATTCGAATCCTTTGGAGAGGAACGCGAATGGCAGGACTAGAACAGGGTTATATAGATTGTTTATACCTGCATACGAATCTTTAGAAGGGTTTTTTGATAAATACGGAAACCCAGTTAAGGACGATCCTTCTTCAGTCGTAAAAGGTTTAGACGATTCAGATATTATATTCGGAGCTAAAACTTACCTTAAAAACGAAAGGGAAAGTTTAAAAGACGACCCTTCTGAACTTAACGAGGTGGTAAGACAGTTTCCATTTACAACGGACGAAGCCTTTAGAGATAGTATAGATGGAAGTCTGTTTAACATAGGTCAAATATATGAGCAAATCCAACACAACGATGAGTTATATCCAAACCCTATAGTAGTTGGAAACTTTGTCTGGAAGGGCGGTATTCAGGATTCAGAGGTGTTGTTTAAGCCAGACCCACAAGGAAGGTTTAAGGTAGCTTGGATGCCACCTATAGAATTAAGAAACAGGAAGAAGACAGAAAGAAACAAACGTATAGCCCCTAACGCAGATTTAGGTTGTGGAGGTGTAGACTCCTACGACTTAGATATGACCGTAGATGGTAGAGGTTCTAAAGGTGCTTTACACCTATACAACAAATTTCACATGGAACATCCATCAAATATGTTTGTATTAGAGTATGCTTCTAGACCTCCTTTGGCTAAAATATTTTACGAAGATGTTCTTATGTCTGCTGTGTTTTATGGATACCCTATTTTAATAGAAAACAACAAGTACGGCATTGCAAGACACTTTGAATCAAGAGGTTATGACGGGTATTTAATGGCTAGGCCAGATCACTTAAAGTCGGCTAACACTAAAATAAATGTCAAAACAAAAGGCATTCCTTCTAATTCTCAAGATGTTATACAAGCTCACGCTCACGCTATAGAGGCTTACGTGCACAGCCACGTAGGTATAAACAGAGAGACAGGTGAGGTAGGAAAAATGTATTTTAACAAGACTTTAGAAGACTGGATTGGTTTTGATATAAACAACAGAACCAAGTTTGACTTAACTATAAGTGCGGGACTGGCGTTGCTTGCTGCACAAAAAGTTAAGCCTAAAGAAGTAAAGTCTAACTTTAACGAAAAGAAATTTTTTAGAAGATATGCCGCAATTAATTAAAAACGCTATGTTTTGTATATTTGCAAAAATGAACTCCCTCTGATGTACAATAACGAAAACAAAAAAGCTGGAGGCTTCCCAGATCCGCTTTCTTCAAGAGAACAAAAAGAAAGCAAGAGTTTTGGGTTGCAATACGCAAAAGCAATAGAAAATCAGTGGGGTCAAACCAATGATTCTGGCTCTTCTTATAAGAAAAGAAATAACATTTTTGAGCGTAACAGAGACTACGCTAACGGAACTCAAGATACCAACATTTACAAACAACTTTTAACGTCTTTAGACCCGAACAATGTAGATGGAAGCTTGGTTAATCTCGATTACACTCCTGTTCCTATACTCCCAAAGTTTGCCAGAATTGTATCAAACAAAATACTTTCTAGAGAGCCATATCCAAACTTAGAGGCTGTTGACCCTATTTCGTCTTCTGAAAAGAATAAGGAAAAGATAAGGTTGAAAACTCAGGTTCAAGTAAAAAAAGAATTAGCAGCTTTAAAGGCAGAAACTGGAGGGCTTGTGCTAGATAAAGATCCTGACAATCTTCCAGATACTTTAGAAGAGGCTGAAATATTTCTTAACACTAACGTAAAAACAGACGCAGAAATAGCAGCTCAGATAGGTACTAACATGACTTTGCAGTGGGCTGGTTTTAATGATAACATTTTTCGAAGGTGCGTTAATGATCTAGTGTCTTGTGGTATGGCCGTTGTTAAAAGGAGTAACGATCCAAACTATGGTATAAAGCCAAACTACGTTGACCCTACTTCTTTTATACATAGCTTTACAGAAGACCCTAATTTTGAAGACATAGTTTATGCTGGTCATATAAAAAGCATATCTATACAGGAATTAAAAAGATTGGCAGGAGATACGCTTCAAGAAAAAGATTTTGAAAAGCTTGCAACTAAGGCTGCTCGAAACAAATCTCAGTCTACTCACAACTTTTCTAGCAGTTCTTACGATCAGGCTCTTGGAAGAAAAAAATACGGCTATGATGACTATATGATAGACATTTTAGATTTTGAATTTATTTCTGTTGACTGCATGCATTTTGAAGAAAAAGAAAACAGGCACGGAAATAGAAACTTTTTTTACGAAGGGTTTTCTTATAAAGAAAAATCAAACAAAGGTGTTTTTGAGCGAATCCCCCATAAAATGGAAATAACCACCATCTATGGAGGCATGTATATAATGGGGACAGACTATATCCTTAACTACGGTATGAAGACAAACATACCTAGAAATAAGCACGATATATCAAAAGCCAAAATGAGTTATTCTGTTGTTGCTACGAATATGCGTAGAATGATACCGAAGTCTATGATAGACAGCTGTGTTGGTTTTGCAGATATGCTTCAGATAACACACCTGAAGTTACAGCAAGCTATTGCTAAAGCTAAGCCTGATGGATTGATTATAGATATTGAAGGTCTAGAAAATGTGCAGTTAGGTAAGGGTGGTGAGTTGCAGCCTTTAGAGCTTCATGATATTTACGAGCAAACGGGTGTGTTTTACTATAGGAGTAAAGACCCAGAAGGAGGTTTTCAAAACCCTCCAGTAAGAGAAATAAACAACAGCATTAGAAACGTTAACGAATTAATAGGTTTGTATAATCACTACCTTAGAATGATTAGAGACGCTACTGGCGTAAACGAGGTGATGGATGCAAGCTCTCCAAAAGGAGAAGCTTTAGTTGGTGTTAGAGAACAGGCTATAACAGCTGGAAACAACGCTATATATGACATAACTAATTCGTCTATGATTCTCTTTAAAAAAGTTTGTGAGGATGTTGTTAAATGCCTTCAGATAATACCTGCAGAATCTGTTCTTATGAAGGTTTATCAAAACGCCATAGGGGAAGAAAACATGAAAGTGCTAAGTTCTTTTAGCGATCTACCTATGTACAACTTTGGAGTAAGTGTACAGAAAGAAATGGAAGATAACGAAAGAGCTTACTTAGAGCAAAACATTCAAATGGCTATTTCTCAAAAAGAAATAGATTTAGAAGACGCTATAGCTGTAAGGAATTTAAAAGACGTAAACCAAGCTGAAAGACTTTTGGTTGTTCGCAGAAAGAAACGAATAGAAAGAGCTCAAGAACAAGCAGCTCAAAATTCCCAAATGCAGTCACAACAAGCTCAACAAGCAACACAAGCCGCTTCTCAAGCTCGTCAACAGGAAATGCAAATGGAGGCTCAGATAGAAGCTCAAAAATTACAACTAAAGTCTCAGCTAGAGATTGAAGTAGCTAGAGCTAAACACGAGTTTGATAAAGAAATAGAGACTATAAGAGCTAGCGCAACTTTAGGGTTTAAAACTGAAGATCAAGAGTTTAAAGAAAAGCTAGAGGTTTTAAAAGAAGATAGAAAAGACAGCAGGGTAAAAAAGCAAGCCTCTCAGCAGAGTAAACTTCTTTCTCAAAGACAAGGCAAAAGGGGTGAACTTCAAGAAGAAATGAATTTGATGGCTGACGCGCCAGAGATTACAGAAAACATATTAGAGCAATAATGGCAAACAAAGTAAATTTAGACGTATCCGAAAAGCTAGACATAACTTGCAGAAGGGGTGATACTTTTTCGCTTACCGTCACATTAAAAGATTCTTCAGGAACAGCTTTAACGTTAAGCACTAGCAATTATAAGTTTTTGATGCAGGTGTATGGGGCTGGTAGAAGGGGCGGTTCTCCTGTTATAGGGAGTACCAATTTAGGTGTAAAAATAAGCAACGTTTTTGAAGAGTTTGTTATTGATGATAGCGGAAATTTAACTATAACGGCTACTGCTGCTACTATGAGAAATATTAAAGCAGGAAGGTACGTGTATGATTTGCAATATGTTCTACCAACAAGCTCTGGCGTTGACACTCACACAACCGTTTTAAGGGGTAACTTTATAGTTAACGACGACGTATCTAAGTCCTTATGAGTGTAGAAGTTAGCACTACAGCGGGAACTTTAGTTTCAACAACGACTTCTGAAGGTATTTCCGCTACCATTACGTCTAGTTCGTCTTCTGTTTCTGTAACTTCACCAGCGGTTAACTCTGTTTCTGTTTCTGAAAAAGGACCAAAAGGAGATACGGGAGCTGCTGGCGCAACGGGCGCTACAGGTGCTACAGGCGCTACAGGTGCTGACGGCCCAACATATTCTGTTTCTTGTGTAGATGGAGATAATTCTGATGAAGAAAAAATAAGGCTAACAGGTAGCGATTCGTCTACAGATGACGTTGTGCTTGAAGCTGGTACTGGTTTAAGTATAGCAAGAAATAGCGATAAAATTACTTTTACCAATACCGTTTCAGATACTAATACTCAACTGTCTACTGAAGAGGTTCAAGATATTGCGGGGCCTTTAGTTGCTACTGGTGGAACTAAAACTAACATTGCGGTTACATATGATGATGCTAGCGGTAACATGGATTTTGTTGTAGCTTCAGATTTAAACACTACAGGCAACGCTGGCACAGCTACTGCTTTAGCAACAGCTAGAGCAATTAACGGAGTGGACTTTGACGGCACTGCGCCTATAACTGTAACAGCTGCAGGTTCTACCCTATCTGATACAGTAACGGTAGCTAAAGGAGGTACTGGATTAACAACGGCTGGTACAAACGAAATATTAACGGGTAATGGAACGAGCGCTTTAACTTCGGAATCTAACTTAACGTTTGGGGCTAACCGATTGATTATTGGAGCTGACGCTGAAATAACCCCTCAACTCCGCTTTAAAAACGATGAAAACACTGTTACTCTTGGTGTAGCAGATGCAACTAACAATTTGATATCTGGGAGTGTAGATGGTGATTTTGTTATTGATTGTTCAGGGGATCACAATGTTCTTATAAGTCAGAACAGTGAGATAGCGCTAACAGTGGACACAAACGGTGACTCTAACTTTAACCGCAGATTTACTGTTACTGGAGATACAGACGGAACGCATGAGGGTGATGTAGTGTATTTTGGTGGGACAACATCTATGACAACAGGAGCTTTATATCACTATAAGTCAGATGGTACGTGGGAAACCGCAGACGCAAATGCCGCTTCTACGTGTGATGGGCTGTTAGCTATAGCTTTAGGGGCGGCATCGGACACAAACGGCATGCTTCTTAGAGGTATGGTAACTGTAGATCACGATACTGGATCTGTGGGAGATGTGTTATTTGCTTCTACTACAGCTGGAGATATTACAGCTACTGCACCGTCAGGAAACAACGATATTGTAAGAGTTGTTGGGTATTGTTTGCATGCATCTAATGGTCAGATTTGGTTTAACCCAGATGGAACGTTTGTTGAAGTAACAGCTTAATGCCAACAATAAATGCAAATAGGCGAGGGTTAGGTACTGGAAGCACTAGCGGAGCTTTTGCAACGGCTAGGTCAAATGCCGCATCATCTGTTTCTGATGGTATTACAGGTGAGGGCGATGTTCAATATTTTAACACTGTAAGAACTAAAAGGTTTAAAAGAGTTTTTTTGCATTTTGATACAAGCGGAATAACAGG